TCGCAGCAGCACATACCTCTGCGGCTGCTGTGTACTGGCAACAAGTGCCAGCCGTAACAGTTTGGCCTACTCCTGACAATGCCCAGTCCTATCAACTAGTCTATTGGCGTCTACGCCGTACGCAGGATGCTGGCGGCGGTGTGAATATCATGGACGTGCCGTTTAGGTTTATCCCCTGTATGGCGGCTGGCCTGTCGTACTACATCGCTGGCAAAGTACCGCAGGGCATGGAGCGTATAGCCATGCTAAAACAACAATACGACGAGGCATGGGAACTGGCAGCATATGAGGATCACGAGAAAGCAGCATTACGTTTAGTTCCTAGACAGACCTACATCGGGAGGTAGTCATGGGTAATCGTTTTGCTTCTGGCAAGAATGCAATTTCGGAGTGTGATCGCTGTGGTCAGCGGTTTAAGTTAAAGGTTCTGAAGACTGAGATCATCAAGACTAAGAACTACAACTTGTTGGTGTGTCCAGAGTGTTGGGACCCAGACCATCCGCAGTTGCAGTTGGGTATGTTCCCCGTGGATGATCCGCAGGCTTTGAGGAACCCCCGCCCTGACAGAAGTTATGTGATTTCTGGTTTGTTAGCAGATGGGTATTCGGGTGGTGGTAGCAGAATCTTCCAATGGGGTTGGAGTCCTGTTGGCGGTGCAAGCAGTTTTGATGCAGGATTGACGCCGAATAATTTGAATTTGGTTGTACAACTTGGTACAGTAACGGTTAGCGTAACTTAGGAGTTAAAAATGGACAAAGCAGATTTAAAGCAGGACAAGAAGATGATTGGTTCAATGATAAATAAGCATGAGAAAAAAATGCACCAAGGCATGAAGCCAACTAAATTTGCCAAGGGTGGTGTATCCAATGACATGATGAAGTCTATGGGTCGCAACATGGCTCGCGTAGCAAACCAAAGGGGCAAATAATGGCTAAATTCAGTATGAAAAAAGGCGGCAAAGAAGTTGGCCCAGCCAGCGTCTATGCAAAGCCCCATGATATGTCTGGCGGTAAAGTTGATCTTAATTATAAAGACGGCACTAACCCCGGCTTTGGAGATAACTTGAGCAAGGGTAATAATGTTGATATGTCTATTGGGTATATCAGCAACTCTGCTGGTAATGAACCTATTAAGACCGACGGCATCAAAATGCGCGGTACAGGCTGTGCCACCAAAGGCACTATGTCTAGAGGACCGATGGCGTGACATACAGCGAACTCATTACAGCGATTCAAACTTACACAGAAAATAACTTTCCGTCTACCACTTTGGCGGACAGCACTGTTGTGTCTTCAACGACCCAGTTGAATCGCTTTATTGAGCAAGCAGAGCAGCGTATCTATAACTCTGTTCAGTTTCCATCGTTGCGTAAGAACATGATTGGTGCTTTGACTTCTGGTTTAAAGTATTTATCTACCCCGCCAGATTTCTTGTCTGCGTACTCTTTGGCGGTGATTGAGAACTACGGCACCAGCACTGAGCGCTACACATACCTGCTAAACAAGGATGTGAACTTTATCCGTGAGGCATACCCAGAAACGGGTACGGCTTACAGCGGGTTGCCAAAGTACTATGGTTTGTTTGGCCCGACTATTTCTGGTAGCACCATTACGACTGAGTTGTCGTTTATTGTTGGCCCAACACCCGATGCGTCTTACAACGTAGAACTGCATTTTTACTATTACCCTGAGTCAATCACCACCGCCAGTAGCACTTGGTTGGGGGATAACTTTGATACCGTCCTTTTGTATGGCTGTCTAGTCGAAGCGTACACCTACATGAAGGGCGAAGCAGACATCATTACTTTGTACGACACCAAGTACAAGGAGGCACTTGCCTTGGCTAAACGTCTTGGAGATGGTCTGGAGCGTAGTGATGCGTACCGTAGTGGTCAGGCTCGCGTGGCTCCTCTGCCGCAAAATAGTGGAGTTCAGTAATGGCCTTCACGGGAAATTGGACATGCAACGCCTTTAAAACGGGGCTAATGAATGGAACGTTTAACTTTACGTCTGGCAGTTTTTATCTGGCGTTGTATACCAACTTAGCAACGCTTGACGCAACAACAACTGCATACACAGCCACGGGCGAGGTGGTGGCTACAGGCTACACGGCGGGTGGAAACCTTTTGACCATAGCGCAGGCTCCCACTATTGGTAACCAGACGGGCGCGGCTACATCGTATATATCGTTTGATAACTCTGCGTGGACTAGCGCACTTACTGCACGCGGTGCTTTGATATACAAGGCAGGGGCTGGCGGGGCAGTTTGTGTATTAGATTTTGGCTCGGACAAGACCTCTACAGCCACATTCACCGTACAATTCCCCGCAGTCGCTAACACTTCAGCCATCATAAGGATTACGTAATGCTGGTAAACACAATTTATGGCGAGATGGATGACTCCCTTTTGGAAAAACGGGAAGGCACATTTGAAGACGATAACGAATTAACCACTTGGGTTGAATACTGGAAAAACGCAGAGTTAGTCCACCGTTCTGCCCATGTGACTTTAAAAAAGATGCCACCGATTGGCGGTGAATCAGGGCAATTTGCATAAGGAATCATCATGGCAAACACCGCATCAGTATGTTCATCTTTCTTGGGGGAAGTGTTAACCGCAACCCATAATTTTGGAGCATCCCCCACGCGTGGAACTTCGGCTGCTGATTCTTTTAAAGCCGCTTTGTACTTTGCAAGCGCAACAATTGACGCAACTGCTACTGTTTACACGGCTACTGGAGAAGTTACAGGAACAGGCTATACGGCTGGCGGGGTAGCTATTACTAATGCTACAGCCCCTTTGTCAGTTAACACCTCATCTACGGCTGGCGTAGGCTACTGGACTCCTTCGTCAAGTATTACGTATACGTCAGTTACCTTGACCGCCTTTAATGCTATGTTGATGTACAACTCTACCCAGTCTAACAAGGCTGTGGCTGTTTACACGTTTGGTTCACAGACAATTACGGCGGGTACATTTACCCTGACAATGCCATCTAACAACAGTACGTCTGCCCTGTTGCGTATTGCAACTACATAAGCGGAGGCGGCTAAAGCCGTTTAAACCATGTTCGGCATATCCGCATACGCACAAGCACCTTATGCCTCGTTAGGGGAAAACGTAGTTGTCGTTGCGCTGACAGGCGTATCTGCATCCGCGCTTACTGGGACAGTTGGCGTAACAATGTCTCGGTCTCTGTCGGGGCTAATTGCTTCTGGCTTTACTGGCACAGTTATTCCATCAGGGTCGCAGTCTGAGACAGGGGATGCGGCGCAGGCATATGCAGGTGCAGTTGGACCAACGATTTCTATTACCCTAACGGGGGTATCCGCGCAGGGTTATGTTGGCACAATAGTTCCGGGTGTTGGTCCGGTATTAACGGGTAACTCTGCACAAGCCTACGTAGGTACGGCAGTTCCAGTTATTTCCGTTGTTTTGTCTGGTGTTTTGGCTCAAGGTTATGTTGGTACAGTGGCGGCTGTTTACTGGACGATTGTCATAGACAGTCAGAGTGCAAACTGGCAAAATATAGCGGACGCGCAGACGGCTGGCTGGGCATTGGTAGACGATGCAGAAACCGCCAACTGGGTGTTAATTGATACGGTAGTGCATTAAGGAAGAATATGGCTCTTGTACTAGCAGACCGGGTAAAAGAAACCACCACAACGACTGGTACGGGAACAGTGACTCTGCTTGGGGCCTCTACGGGGTTTCAGTCTTTTGCTGTTATTGGCAACGCAAACACAACGTACTACACCATCGCTAGTCAAACAGGTTCTGAGTGGGAGGTTGGCATTGGCACATATGCCTCGTCAGGAACAACCCTAGCCCGTACAACGGTGTTATCAAACAGTTCAGCTACACAGCCATCAGCACTTAGTTTTAGCGCGGGGACAAAGGATGTCTTCGTAACCTACCCTGCCGAATACTCGGTGACTAACAACCCCCCTACGCAGAACATTCTTGACCAAGCGTACTTTATGGGATTGATAAACGGATAAACCATGACTACATACACCAACGTATCCTATGCGGTAAAGAACGTCAGCACCAGCGGTTCGACTGCAACGACAGTAGCCTCATCAACGACCTTGGCTGTAGCCAGCCTTATTGTGTCAAACACATCTTCTAGCCCAATCACTTGTGATGTCTACGTTACCCGTTCAGCGGTTAATTACTACATAGTCAAAGGCGCTACGGTGGCGGTAGGCGGGTCTAATGAATGTATCCAAGGCAGCAGGATTATGTTGCAGGCAAGCGATGCTTTGGTAATAGTCTCAAGCGCAGCGACATCAGCCGATGCGTGGATAAGCGGAATGACGGTGCTCTAATATGGCAGTAATTGGTAACTCCTCTACCCAACAGGCTTTCACCCCAGCCGTTGATTACTTCAGCGGTAACGCAAGTACGACCGCATTCACGCTATCTCGCCCAGTCGCGTCAGTCGCGCAGGTGCAAGTGGTGGTTAACAACGTAGCCCAAAACCCCAGTTCAGCCTACACCATCAGTAGCAATACAATCACATTCACTTCCGCACCATCTAGCGGGACTAACAACATTTATGTTTACTACACAAGCCCGATAACTCAGGTGATTGCACCGGGTCAGGGTACGGTGAATACAACCGCATTAGGAAACATCACCAACATAGCCAGCGGTAACTCAAGCCTGACTCTACAAACGGGGTCTTCGCCTACAACTGCTGTCACGGTGGACACAAGTCAGAATGTGGGGATTGGGCAAACACCAACTTATAAATTAGATGTATTGGGTTCAACCACCCGTATCTACAATGACAGCGCAACGCTTTTATTACAAAGACCAAGTAACAGTCGTTCTGGACAAATTTTAATAAACAATGCAAATGGCGGCATTAAATACTACGCAGGTAGTAATGGTTCAGGAGAAAATAGCGTTGTTGCACATGAATTTACTAGTGATGCGCCATCAACTGGAACAGTATTAGCAAGAATTAACTCTTATGGTATTGGTCTTGGCGCTAATACTCCATCATCAGGCACAGGCATCACTTTCCCCGCAACCCAATCAGCATCATCTGACGCAAACACATTGGATGATTATGAGGAGGGGACTTGGACACCTACGGGCGGTAGTTTGACAGTCAATGTAACTGGAACCTATACAAAAGTTGGTCGTTTTGTATATGCAACTTACGATTTTACTTTTCCCGGTGGTGGTGCAGGAACACAAGCCGTGGTTGGTGGTCTGCCTTTTACAGTATTAACGCCCGGTGGTGGGGGTTCTATTGGTTATACAACCTATTCAACCACAATTACAGTAAATATTGAGCGTTCAAGTACCAATTTTACTTTTTATGGGTCAAGCGGGTCTGTCTTAACTTTTGCAAATCTAAATGGCGTAAGATTTCTTGGCTCTTTAGCTTATGCAGTATAAGGAAAACACAATGTCAACATTCACAGAAACCAAGGTCATCGACCAAATTACAGTCACCGAAAATGGCACAGTCCTGTATCGGGAAGCAACGCGCATCCTAAAAGATGGTGAGCAGATAGCACAGACATACCACCGCTCGTCCCTCACGCCCGGTCAAGACTTAACAGGTCAACCAGCAAATGTAGTGGCAATATGTAATGCCGCATGGACAGATGAAGTAATCGCGGCATATCAAGCGATGGTGGCGGCACAACAACAGCAGGTCTAACATGGCAGTATCAACAATAGACAACTCTGGCATCTCAGCATCTGCGGCTATTAGTACGTCCAAACTTGGTACGGGTGCTGTGTTGCAAGTGGTGAGTACAACATTAACTACTGGATTTAGTGCATCTGTAAATAACAGTTTTTCTGCTGTTACTGGTCTTACAGCAAGCATTACTCCAACAAGTTCATCAAGCAAAGTTATGGTGTTAGTTACTATGACTGTTGGCTCGGATACAAATTATCTCAATGCCCAATTAACCCGTGGTGGTTCGGCTATATCTGGTGCAATAGCAACAACAGCGGGAAGCAGAAGTTTAGGAACATCAGCCGCATGGCCTGCTCAGACCTATGGAACATACGCAATGGCATTTAATTATTTAGATAGCCCCGCAACAACTTCAGCAACAACCTATGGCGTTCAAATTGGTAATTCTGGGGCGGCTACTTTATGCGTTAACCAATCACAAGCAGATGACAACATTGCTGGAAGAACCCGTGGAACTTCAACAATAACAGTTATGGAGATAGCGGCATGAACCATAAAGCAATATACAAACTTTATTCAAATGTTGTCTCTATTTCTGAAGCAGAAGGTGCTTTCGATGCTCAAGGCAATAAAGTTGAAATCGACATGGATGCAGTTAACGCATGGGTTGACCCAGAAGCATATAAAGCCAAACGCCAGCAAGCCTATCCATCTTTTGCTGACCAGTTTGACCTGCTGTACCACGGTGGACTAGACGCATGGAAAGCCGCTATTGATGCGGTGAAACAGGAGTATCCCAAGCCATGAGTTACATAGGTAATGAACCAATCTCAGCAGCCTTTCTGACTGACACGTTCAGCGGGACAGGCTCACAAACAGCGTTCACCATGACGGTGGCTCCTGCCAACACGTCTTCAATCATCGTAGCGATTACTGGTGTACTCCAAGACCCATCAACCTATTCTGTATCAGGCACAACCCTGACCTTC